GAATCAGGCTATAGCGGATATAGCGGTGAAATTGGCGCGTCTGGAATCAGCGGATTTAGTGGCGAATCGGGCTACAGTGGATTTAGTGGCGAAGTAGGAACTAGCGGATATAGCGGCTATAGTGGTTATAGCGGATCTGATGGATTGTCGGGCGATTCAGGATTTAGTGGATGGTCGGGCGAAGTAGGAGCATCAGGAATTTCAGGATTTAGTGGCTATAGTGGCGAAAGCGGATATAGTGGAATCAGCGGATTCAGCGGAATATCAGGATATAGCGGTTATTCAGGTGAAGTAGGAGCTACAGGCGGATCATCAAGTTTATTTTTATATCAAGCTAGAACTACTTCATATATTGGTCAGCCAGCTAATGGTCATTTATTATGGAATAATGTAGGTCAAATTATTTCAACTCAAATTAATATCAGTCATTTAACTGATGACAATATTGATATTGATATTTTTCTAGCTGGATTAGATCAAACAGAAGAATTTATTATTCAAGATAGAAATGTAAGCTCAAACAATCAAATTTGGTTAGTTAATGGAACACCAACAAATATTAATCCAGGAACAATAAATAGTTATTGGACTGTTCCTGTATCTTTAGTTTCATCTAGCGGAACAGGCACAACAGGATTTACAAATAATCAACAAATATTTTTAGCAATCATTAATGGTATATCAGGCTATTCAGGATTCAGTGGTTATAGTGGATACAGCGGAGCGCAAGGAACATCAGGATATAGCGGATACTCTGGTTTCAGCGGATTAAAAGGTGATGATGGAACTAGCGGATATTCAGGCTACAGCGGTTATTCAGGATTGGTTGGAGATAGCGGCTATAGTGGAATCAGCGGATGGTCAGGAATCAGCGGTTATAGTGGCGCTGTAGGGCAATCAGGTTTCAGCGGATTTAGTGGTCAAGTAGGAACTCCGGGTCTTTCAGGCTATAGCGGATATAGCGGATATAGTGGATTGCAAGGTGATTCAGGATTTTCAGGAATCAATGGCGCAAGCGGAATCAGCGGATATAGTGGAGCTCAAGGTTTTTCAGGCATCAGCGGATATAGCGGATTCAGCGGAGCTGTTGGACAGTCAGGTTATAGCGGAATCAATGGCACATCAGGATATAGCGGCTATAGCGGAGCTGTAGGAATAAGTGGCTACAGTGGATATAGCGGAGCTGTTGGAATTAGCGGATTCAGTGGCTATTCAGGTGCCAACGGAGCAAGCGGAATTAGCGGATATTCAGGAACTAACGGAACTAATGGAGCATCAGGTATCAGTGGTTATTCAGGCTATTCAGGTTCAGGAATAAGTGGTTATTCAGGATATTCAGGAAGTGGTGTATCAGGATTTAGCGGTTTCAGTGGAGCGCAAGGTCTATCAGGCTATAGCGGAATTAACGGAACATCAGGTATCAGCGGATACAGCGGAGCTAATGGTGTGTCAGGTTATAGTGGTTATAGTGGAAGTGGTATTAGCGGCTATTCAGGATATAGTGGATCAGGTTTAAGCGGATTTTCAGGATTCTCTGGATATAGTGGCGTAGCATCTAGCATTACAAGTAAAATGATATATGATCAATTTACTTCAACTGCTTCTCAAACAACATTTACAACATCTGCAACATATACTTCAGGCAAAATTGAAGTATTTTTACAAGGTGTTAAAATGGTAAATGGAGTTGATGTAACTGTAACTTCAGGAACTAGCGTGGTATTTGGAACAGCATTAGCAATATCACAAAGGATTGATTTAGTGTATCCAATTTAAAGGACAATAATGGACAAGACAACACAAGATGCTTTAGCATATTTTAAAAAGCATGATTTAAATTATTATAGATTTTTACTAACAAATAATTATGAGCGAGCGGTTTTTCTAAAAGGTGATCCAGTTTACCCTAGAGAAGCCACTCGTTATCTTTGGGCTAACCGCAATCTTTTAGGTAGAAATATTTTAGAGATTGGTTGTTCAACAGGTTATGGTCATCAATTTTTTCCAAATGATGCAAATTATCTAGGTTTAGACTACGATTCTGTTATTATTGGGGTTGCAAACGAACAGCAATGGGGTTTAAACGCATCTTTTGTTCATGCCGATATAAACACCTACCCGCTTGAACAATACGACACCATAATTGCTTTTGAGCTTATTGAACATCTTGATAATGGGCTTGAAATAGCACAAAAACTCAAACAACATTGCAAGCGTTTATTATTAACTACGCCTCATAATGAACCTGTTGGCTTTTGGGGTGAGCATCATAAACTTCATGGCTTAAATGAATCACACTTTCCTGATTTTAAATATGAATTTATTAATGAGGAAGGTTTTGTATCAAAAGAGCCTGCTGAAATAAAAGAAGGAAATAGATTTAATCTTATGATAATGAGCTGGGATCATGAGTAGCATTTTATGTTCAATATCTACAAGGGGTCGCTACGACACAACACTTCCTTTAGCACTTCAAGCTATTTTAAATCAAACAAAACTTCCCAATGCAATTATTATTTATGATGACAATAATGATTCTCGTGATGTAAGGGGTGAATTATTTTATGATTATTTTTTTAAAATATGTGAAATAAAAAATATTAAATGGGAATGGGTTTTTGCTGAAAAAAAAGGTCAACATCACAACCATCAAAAAGCTAATGAAAATAAATTTGAATGGGTGTGGCGCATTGATGATGATTGTATTCCTGAACCAAATGTTTTAGAAACATTATTCAATTACACTCATAAAAGTGTAGGTGCAATAGGTGGCGCAATATTAACTCCTCCATTACAATTTAATCAATTTAAACCTACAGGAAAAATAGAAAATATAAATAGCGAGCCAAATATTCAATGGTCATTTATTAATGAAACTAAAGAAGTTGAACATCTTCATTGTTCTTTTCTTTATAGAGCTGGCATACATGATTATAATTTAGGTCTTTCAAGAGTAGCACATAGAGAAGAAACATTATTTACTTATGGATTATATTTAAAAGGCTATAAAATTCTTGTTGTTCCAAATGCTACAAGTTGGCATCTTAAAAATCCACAAGGCGGAATCAGAGCTGAAACAAGTAAAGAAATGTATGAACATGATGAATTGATTTTTAGAAACACATTAGCTTACAAAGATAAAAAAATTGTCGTGCTTAATTGTGGTATGGGCGATCACATAGTATTTAGTCATGTATTGCCTGAAATAAAAAATGCAGAAATATTTACTTGTTTTCCTGAAATAATTCCCGGAAAGCCATTGTCAGAAGCCAAATCTTTATTTGGTGCAATAGACGAGTGGAGCATATATAAAAAAATGAAACAATGGGAATGGACTGACAGTCTTGAAAATGCTTTTAGGAAAATGTATTTATGATTATTATTAGCCCTTATGCTAAAGCTTTAAGAAGCGGAAAACAAAATGCAAAAAATTATCCTTATTGGAAAGAATTGATTGCATTAATTAAAGAACCTATTATTCAAGTTGGCGTTGAAGGTGAAAAGCAATTGGTTGATGACTTTAGAAAAAATTTATCTTTAAAAGAGCTTGAAAATCTTATTAATGAATGCAGAACATGGATAAGTTGCGATTCTTTTTTTCAACATTTTGCTTGGGATAAGAAAAAATATGGTATAGTATTGTGGTCGGTTTCTGATCCTTTAATCTTTGGACATACCGAAAATATCAATTTACTAAAAGACAGAAAAAATTTAGTTTCTAATCAGTTTCTTTGGTGGGAAGATACAGAGCATGATCCTTATAAGTTTGTTCAACCTGAAGAAGTATTAAAATATTTATAGAAAGAAATATTATGGATATGCAAGAACATACGAAACATGTATTAGATACAGTTTCAGGTGTTACAGCTCTTGGAGCTATAATGAAATTTTTACCTGCTATTGCGGCAGTTTTATCAATAGTTTGGTATTGCATTAGAATTTATGAGTGGGTTCATTCTAAATTAAAATAATGATTTTCTTGATGCGTAAGCTCAAATTTATTTAATATAATGATCCCCTGTATTGTCATTAGTGCCAACAATATTTATTTTATCCTCGTCCCAACTATTAGATTCATCATCTGAATCATAATATTTTTCTTTACGACCAAATATTAAATCATAATTTTCATCATATTGTTTTCTATTTGTTTTTCTTTGTTTTGAACCTTTACCTGCATCACTATAACTCATAAGCCTGTCCCCTGAAAGCTACAACATCATCTTCAATAACCTCTACCAATTCAGGTGGTAAAAGTTTGCCCTTATGAAATGATAACACAGCAAAGCCACTACGCCAATTCTTTGGATTATCTTCTGTGTAATTTAAAAACTGATCGCCATCTATTTCAGCTAAAGTGCCGGTATCAACTCCGTATCTTGTGCCTGTATAATCAGTGTAAGCCGAAACTTTAAGGCTATGCAAATGACCTGTAACAATAGAAGTACCAGCTCCCATTGTATTATTATGGGTAGCATGAACGCCACCTTTCCATCTATGTTTAATACATACATCATTTATCCATGTAGCCCAGCAAGGTTTCCAAGCAGGAAAATGGTCTTTTAAATGAAACCCATTTACAAATTCATATTCAGGTGCTACTGCGGCAAGGTATGTTTCAAACCTACTATCATGATTACCTAATGTCCAAGTTAAAAAAGGACTAGGTTTAACTTGTTTACAAGCATCTTCAATGCGTCCAAGCATTTCTTTACAGGCTTTTAATTCATCAATTACCGAAGGTCTATGCTCTAAAAATCCAATACGCCCATGTCTTGATATTGATGCGCCATCAAAAACATCACCATTAGCTATAATAGATGCTGGTTTAAGCTCTTTAATAAACTTAATTAA